GTTCCAACTCTGCACCTGTGCGGATGGTGCGCCCTGCTCTATTTAAAACTCCAACATCCCCTGGATTGTAAAACACAACAAGACTGCCGACACCCGAATCAGGCAGTTTGTATCCACCATCAATTGTGTATCCTGTGATTTCTGTGGCATCAGCATTAGTTTCAATTGCTACGCGATCAGGTGAAATTCTTTGCACTGATCTGACTCTGAATGTATCTGCATATAATTCTGTAACCTGAAAATACCCAAACCCATATAGGAGAATGTCACTGCACAGCCATGCATATGTGGCTTGCCCTGGCAATCTTGGATCAGGTGTGTGAATCACACGCGGTGCATCTAATCTCATGCCTGTTGATCTATCGCGCAGCACCAATGGAATTGATGCAATGCTTTGGCAAATTATATCTTTGGCGCGGGTTGCAGATGGGATTGAAATAAATTCCTGATAGGTCGCACTGATTGGTGTGTTAATAAATGTATAAAGTGAATTTAAATTGTTAAGCGGTGCCAAATTAGTTGCGGCAACATCAGGTTCGGGCGCAGCTGTTTTTGTCTGCACTCTAAATCTATCAAGGATCGCCATGCCCGCATTTTCTCAGGCGATTACCACTAGCCAATCAATATATCAACATCCGTTGATGGGCGTGTCGCATAATGCGTTACCAGGGCAGTTGCAACCGCTGCACAAATTGCGGATTGGCTGGCTCTCCTACCCAAAACAATCCCCCCATCACCCCTGGTTAATTTAACCGCTGAAAGCATTTGCAGGGTCAGCATCTCTTGGTTTCTGTGGCGTAATCTGCCCGCGTTAATTGCTGAAATCATCTCATCACATGATTGCGGATAGAATGAATCTGCCTCCATAATGGGGATTCCTGCGGGTTGCAACCTAGCAGCCACTGATGCGCTGGTTCGCCTGGAATAGATCAGAAACTCAATTGGGTATTTGCGGCAATAGGCTGATGCATCATTTGCAATTTCTTTGTCATCTAATGCAACCGCGTTTTCCCAGGTATGCAACAACTTAACAATGAACTGGTCATTTGGTAATTGCTGGGCTGCTACCAATGCGCAATGTCTGCGGTCAGGTGAATGATCCAATGCCATCCAGGTGATTTTCTCAGTATCCAAATCCAATTCAGGTGATTCACATGATCGCCATTCAATTTCACCAATGGCTGATGAAATGGTTGCCACCCAGCGGCTTAATACCTCAGTCATCAAAACCTCATGTGGATCATTTAACAATTGACCTATGTTGTCGGCATGGATTGTGTGACCAAGGGCTGGAACTGCCGCCACAATGTTGGCAGGATCATTGATGTCATCACTGGGTGCTGACCATTCAAAATATGCAATCTCATCACTGTTGCCCGCAGCTGCGGCAATGCCCCGATCCCTGATCTGATTCAAAACAACTGAATGCTGATCACCCGCTGATGAATAGGCAATGATCATTGGATTCTTGGCGGCAAGCAATGAATAACGCAATGATGCAAATGATTCCAGGTCATGCTGTTCGCGTAACTCATCCAGGTGAACTGTTGTTGCAGAAACGCCTCTACCAGCCGACCCACCCGCTTTGATTGCAAACCTTGAAACCCCATTTTTGTTTTGCACTGTTATCTCTTCGTTACCATGTGACCATTTGATCCGCTGCACCTTTTTGGATAAATCATTGCTGCTCTCAATCAAGCCAACCAGCGTTCTAAATTGTTCCAGGGATGTGGTCAGGCGGTGGGCTGATGCAATTTGCAATGGCTCATCAAATAGAAACATGCCCGCCAAAATGCGCACCAACATCATGGTTGATTTTCCCGATTGCCTTGAAACGACAGTTGCCACAAGCGGGGTTTGCCATCTCCCATCAGGGCGCACTTTATGTGAATGCTCAATGACAAATTTCTGCCAGGGCATCAACTCCAGTTTCAATGCAGCTGCAAAATCAATGATTTCTAAGCCCCTAGATGGTAAATCATTTAGTGGCGTGTGGATTCTTGGGGTCGGTGAGCCAAACTGCCCTGCTAATGACTGACTCAAAACCGATTGCGGCTGGATCATTACTGATGAGATTGGATCATTACTGATCAATCCTGAAACATCCTTAATCATGACTTTTGCTCACATTCATGGGGGTAAAGAGTTCATGGAGAGTCGGGGGTGTTCTGTCATGCTCAAAAAAAGACCCCCCCCTTCGTAAATTGCATGATTGGCATAATACGCGCAAATTTTCATCCATATCACTACCCTGCAAACGCTTGGGAATTATATGGTCAATATGTAGTTGCCCTTCAGTCTGCCCACATAACTGACATGTTGATTGATCCCTTTGCAATATCCGCTGCCTAACTTTGCGCCAGCCTTTATGACTGCCAGCTGCCCATGACCTACTCATCCACTTTGTGCCAATCCGCTTTGCCATCAATCAATGTGTTGATGTCTTTTAATACCTCAGACCAAACCTCAGCCATTCTGATTGGCTTGTTGAAATAGATGCATAACCCTCTTTGGTCATCATCAATCCCAAATTGATACCCATCAGGCAAATCAACATTTGACATCTTTTGATGTCCAAAGTCCTCAACCTCAATTGTGATGCCATGTTCAGCTGCTAGTGTTTCACATATCTGTTTAGTAGTCATGTCTTAATTATACTCTTGACACATTTTGCAAATCAATAATTGCTGACATCATAGGCTGCGACACACCACTGAATCAATTAACTTGACAGTATAAATCACTATGAATTCAATCAATAATTCTTATGCTTTAACCAATAAGCCCAGGCATTGCAGGGTGTGCCATAACGCGAGCGCACATATTTCAATCCCCATTGCACCTGGGTGAATCCATCCATGTGTTGCAGTTTCTTATTCTTTAACTGTGGTATGCCATAAGCCCCACCTGACTTATTATGTGCAGCTGTATTCCAATTAGATTCTTTTGACCATAGTTGTTCAAGGCATTGGAATTCTTTGTAATCAACAATGAGAGTGTGGGCATATAACTTATACATGTCAGGGTTGGTTATTGACCAACTATTTTGCGCAAACATAATCTCTGCTAGGAGAATACATAGTGCGCCCGTTAGTGAGCCACGCATTGAGCCATATCGCCTCGCGGCTCTATGCGCGGATGGTGAGCGTATCCAGGGTGTCAATAGATGATGCAAATTCTTTTTCATTTATTTCACATAACCGCAGGTCACGCTGCATGAAATCATCATCTCAGGATGTGAGATTATCCTGTGATTCTAATGTGTCATCATTTCCCACAAATTGAACCCGCATTTGCCCACATCCTGTGCATTCCATTGTGGATAGTCCAGGCGGCAATGTGTCACCCACAACCCTGGGAATCCACTCAGTTTTGCAGCTCTTATATTTGCCACCTTTTGCATTCAGTATGGCAACGCACATTTGGCAATCAAACATTGGCAATTCCTCAAATCCTGACATTGGCATAGTTACTCCTTAATAGGCTTTCAATTGGTTGCAGATTGATTTGACTAACTGCCCAGCCCCTAAATTTGCTGTGCTTATAGCGTGGGCGTTTGGCATTGATAACTGGCATCCATCCAACAATCATCAGATTGGGTGAATTGCCTACTACCAACACCGCAACATCAGCATCACGATCTGTGGGTTGGATATGCAGGGCTGTGTCAAACCAGCGTGACCATTTGACCTCAACATTTGCCCCCACATCAGCATTGTTTTTGAATCGGGTTTGAGTTGGATCAAACTCTGTAAAGCCCAGCACTTTAGCCACTGCGATTTCAGCCGCTACCGCAGCGGATTGATTGGCTATGTTTTCAAACAATGTGCGCTTCACATCAGAATTTTCTGAATGATGTTTGGCAATGCATTCAACTGTGCGGGTGTGTCCAACCCTGGCAGCCATAATTTCATCAGCCAGGGTCAGTTCAACCTTTATCATCTAACTATGTGCCTGAGATAGCAGCTGCGGCATAGGTGAAACCGATTATCAACAATCTTGATCATGTCAATTCGGTTGTGTGGCTCAAAACAATAATCACATGTCTGAGCCTGTTTTTCATTTAAAACCTCACCATCAGCGGTGATGTGTCCAGTCACGCCATTGCGTGTGAATGAAATTCCGCCCATGTCAATTCCAAATTGGCTTGCATTGGGAATCGCGATTTGTAGATGAGCAAACCCATCCACTATAAGGCTTGTTTGTTTTTGGCGAAATTCCCATCTTGGCAAGCATGTGACCATGTGAGCATTGAGGGGCTTCATTTGGTGCAGTCCCAGTTGCGACCTGTTCAATGACCCCACCCATTGTTTGTGCAATCAGTGTTGGTTCATCAATAGGTGCAGTCCAGGAAACCCGCGACATTTCCTCAGCGGATGGGCGTGGTTTGCCTTCACTGAATTTGCTGATGTCACCTGTATGCAAACTGCGACCAATTGCGCTGGTCAATGCATTCTCCGCTGGAAAGCGGTTGTTTGTTGTCCTGATTTCCTCAGCATAATCAGTTGCAAATGGAAATGGGTCGGTTACATCTTTGTAAAGATCGCACTGGGCAATGTAGCGTGTGCCATCTTGATGGATCAGCTGCGTGTGAATGCGCCCGCTTGGGTATTTGATCCAAAACTTTTCAATGCGTTCCGCCACTGTTTCATAGTTTTCAAGCACCATTTGAAATCCGATTTACTATGTTGCGGCTGACTGCAATGCCCCTGGCAAAGCCCCTGCGACTGCCAGCGGTATCACCCCGCTTTATGCCTACTTTAAAGCCTACTAGCAGCCCTGTGGCTACCCCTAGAATGCCTGTTAAGGCATTGATTGTGTTCATTTGTATCTCCCGAATCTACGCCCCCGATTAGGTGCGTGAAATCAGTATGACACCGCCCGCTGACACTTGGCAACGACCAACACGCCAATGAGCCTATTTACCGCCAATGATTTCATAGATGGAATCTACCCTGGCACTTAACGCCCTGATCTCATCCCTGAGTGATTTGCCTGAATTGGGCAATAATTCAACCATAATTGATTTTGTTACTACTTTGATGACTGAATAGATTGCAGATAGCAGGGCAATTGCGCACCCGATAACCGCAACCCATTCAGTCGTTGTCATTTACTTAGAGCCAATTCCAAATTCTTTGTCATCAGAATTGAGCCAGCGCAAAACCACTGGAACAACCGCTGCGACCCCACCCATTAACATTTGTTGGAATGTGCCGCCAGCCATGTAAACGGCTAATGCAGCTGCTAAATAACTGCGACCCCATGAAGCCAACATTGCTTTTGTTTTTTTCATTCTAACCTGCTTTCTTTAGGTTTAGTTTTCCAATCAACTCAGCGCATTTGGCTGGATTGAGAGAAACCTCAAAATGCATTTCATCTTTTCTGTGTGTGTAATCCCCACCCCACTTTAGCCCATACTTTTTGCATAGTGCCTGAATTAAGACTGTTTGCATGGGTG